ACCAGAACCAGAAGCAGCTACATTAGTAACGTAAGCTCTTTTTGTTACTCCTGCTTGTGATATTAAAAGCATGTCTCCTTTTCTAATACCATGAAATATTGCTCCAGTTGTGCTAGTTACATCTTTTCCATCAGCATCTGTAGCGTTAGTACCAAAAGTTAAAGTTCCTGCGTTACCAGAACCACCAATTGTAATTCTTTTGTACGATAAATGTAATCTACCTTGCTCAGACCATATAACCTGATCAGCAGACATAGCTTCTTCAGCTCCTACTTGAGCTAAAAAACCTGAAATTGTTCTATTACCAAAAACTTCAGCTTCCGCCTCCATTAAGTCTGGTAAATATTGTTGAGCCCACCCATTTCCATTGGCCGTGAAGTCAATGTAATTAGTGATCAACGTTTGTTTTAGGGGAGCTGGAGTATAACCAGCTGCACCTACACCTATAATTGCCATAATTTATTTTTTTTAAATTTATTATTTATTTTTATTTTTAATTTTAAACTTAAAGCTAGGAGAATCATCGCTAAGCACTCTCATTTTAGGACCACTTGTATTATCGTTTGAAAACGACTGCCTAGGATCCATGTTTATATTTTTAGATTTTGCAACGCTTTGTTTCAAAGCATCAGCTTTACCTTGTTGATAAAAATGATTAGCAATAGCATCGGGGTTCATCGCTGTGTATAAAGATTTGTGATAACCTTTGGCATCTGACATTTCGTTATTTTCATTCAAAAACTTTTTGACAAAATTATTAATATCACTTTGGGTTTCTTTAATCTCGTTAGCGTTCTTCACGTTAAACCTATACTTTTTATCACCGACGCTGTATTCAAAACCTTTGAATTTATCGTTAAAAACATTATTAGTTTTATTTAAAAAAGTATCAGTTTGTTTTTTTGCTATTTTTTGAGTTTCTTCTGACTCTTTGTTGTATCTATTAAAGAAGTTAACAGCTTTTTGTTGTTCGGCAGTTAACCTAGAACCAGCTTTAATTTCCTCATAGTATTTAGACTTTTGCCCGTCTAAGTGGCTTTTAGCGTTGGCAACTTGCTCTTTTAACGCTATTTTTTTCTTTTTAATCTCTCTTTCTTCATCTTCTTCGTCATATGAAAACGAGTCTTCTATTAAAAAACTAACTTCATCTTCAGTTAAGTGAGATTTAGTTTGTTTGTAATACTCTCTCAAAATAGTCATGTCATCATAACTTGAAAAATCTTGATTAAGTCTTACATAATCTTCTAGTGTACCACCAGTTTCTTCCATAAAATCTACAACTTTTTGTAAATTTTCAGGCAAAGCTTGACCAGTCTCTTTAGCTTCTACTATTTCTTCAGCTAGTTCCTCTGTTTGTTCTTCAATTTCTTCTTCAGTAATTTCTTCTAGTACTGGAGTTTCTTGTGCTTCACCTTCCGGTTGTACTTCTTCTTGTTTTTCTGTGGTATCGGCATTTTCATCGACTCCAACCACTCCCTCGTCGACAGGGTTATCTTCTTTAGTTTCATCTTTTTTTGGTTTGTTTAAATCAACAACATAATCGCCGTCTTCATTAAATTTTGGTTTTTTAGTTTCTTCAACTGGTTGTTCAGCTGTTTGTGTAGTTTCTTCAACTACATTTTCATTGTTTTCTTCCATAATATAATATAATAATAATTAATAATTGTTATCTAGGATCAAAGGCACCTAAATCAAAACCCCCACCCATTATATCATTACTTGCTGACTCAAAGTTTTTAGGTGGTTTTTGATTATTTCTTTGGTCAATCATCTCACTTTGTTGAGTTGCTTGAATTTTTGTTCTTTGATCTTTACGATCTTCTTTTTCTTTATCTTTTTGACCTACTGTCTGAGATTTCATTTGCTCTAACTGCATATTCATATCAAACTCTAATTGCATAAGCTCTTTTTTATGCATTACTTCTTGCTGCATTTTTTGAGCTTCTAATTGAGCTTTCATTTGCTCAAGCTGAGTTTGTGTTTGCGCTTTAGCTTGTTCTTTTTGAAGTTCCATTTGAGCAGAAGCTTGTTGTGCTTGTATGTTAGCTTGTGATTGAGCTTGAATATTTTGTTGTTGCATTTGCTGGTCTCTAGCTAGTTTTTTCTTTCTTCTTATTTTTAACAATTGATTTGCTAGCCTTACGTTTTTAATTTCTCTTAAATCAATAGCATCCTCTAGTTCAATGTTTTCTTTTGACAATGCAACTTGTATATTGTTTTCTAACATTTGTTTTTCTTCTTCGTCAGGTGTTAACTCTATGAATATACCAAAATCATATAAATGTAACTCTTTAATTTCTTCAAGCGTTGCAACGTTGTGAGCACCAATTTGTTGTATAAACGCATCTTTTGTTGGTGAGTATTCTATAATGTCGGATATTCTGAGTGACAAACACTCTGCAACCTCCGATGTTAAAAATAAACCAGCCTGTAATACATGTCTTGTTGCTGTGTTACTATTTGCGGCAGCTAACTTTTGTACACCAACTAAAGCGTTTTTATCTGGCATACTACCATCTCTAGCCTCGTTAAGCCCGGTAGTATCTCTAATCATTTGCAGATAGTAGTTGTATGTTCCAATTAAACTTTGCATTTTCTGACCACCAGAACCTGACTGTATTTCTTGGATAGGCACTTTACCTGGGTTCATGTCACCTTCAGAAGTAAACGATCTACCAATTACAGATCCTGTTTGAAAGAACATGTTTAAAGCTTCTTGCGGGTTGTAGTTTGTACCATTGCCTAAATCTACTTCTGCTAAACCATCAGCGTCAAGATAAATACCGTCTGGCACCATGCGTGATAATACTTGCTGTAGCTTTAAATGAGTTAACTGTATCATATCAGCAAAGCCAGTTATACGACCGACAAGTGATTCAATTCTACCTTTGTACATTCTAGGGGCAACTATATTGTAATTCATTTTAACCTTAGTAAAATCACTTTTAGGTCTTATCATGTTTTTAGCTAGCTCCCACTTTAGTATTTTGTCAGTACCTAATATTATAGCACCTTCGTATAAAACCTCTACTCTTCTTGCTAGTTTTTCAAATGACTCTACGTCTTTTGGTGGGTTGAAAGTATCATTTTTTTCAATAGCTTTAGAAGCTCCACTACCTGTTGTTTTTATTTTGTAAACTTCGTTATTGTAAGTTTTGTAATTAAAGTACAACACTTGCACTTTGTTGTTGTCGTTTGTGGATGAAGAGTGGTTGGTGTTATAGTTGTTTTTGTTATGTGACTTGTTTTTTACTATGTCTTCTAGTTCTGAAGTTGTTAAGTTAGGAAATTGCTTAATAAGCTCATTAATAGGTATGTTTTTTACTTCACCAACATAATATATGTCGTCAAAATAAGGTGACTCTGTATAAGAATAAACTAAATCAACTGGATCAACATATTTAATAGTAACACCTTCGTGTGTGTTAAAACTTGTTTTTACCGCGCCAATACCTAAAACTGTTAAATCATAAAAAAATCTTTTTTTGATCAACTCATATCTATTACCCTCCATTAAAACATTTATAGCTTGTTCCTCTGCTAGCTCTACAGACTGTTTATACGTTAGTTGCATGTGAAGCTGTAGTTCTTCCATTGTTTCTGGAAGAGTTGCTGGGTCGTTTTTTCTTATTTCAAAACCAGTTGTTGAAAGTGTTTTTTCAGCAAGACTTTTTAACTTCATGTCGTCTGTAATATCTTTCATGTACTCAGTTCTTTTAGCAACACCATAGGGGTCTTGTGAATATGCTTTTATGTCATATGTTCTTTCTGATATACCGTTTACAACAATATCTACAAACTTAGATATAATAGGTACTGGTTTCCAGTCTAAATTAAGATAAGATAAATCACCGTTTATAGACAGTTCGTCTTTATATTTTTGTATTGACTGTTCGCCTCTAGCGTACAACCTAAGTTTATGAAAATTATTGTGATTAGTTCTGTGTTTATTAGAACCTCTATCAACATGAAACCACTCGTGTTGAATAGCTTTAGCTACTTTTAACCCATATTCATTTGAGTTTTTTTCACTATCGCTAACGACTTGTGATGGAAAATAACTTTTTACAACAGACTCTGCCATATTTATTTTTTAATTAATTTAGATGTATTGCCTTTGTTTGAATACTTGGCAATATTTATGTTTAGTTTAGGTCTTTGCACTATTGCATTTGGCCTATAAAGATGCCTATTACAAGCCATAACTGCTAGTCCAGAGCTAATAGCGGCATCATATTTTGTTCTTTTGTTTATGTCAAATCTAGCCCAATCGTTAAGTAAGTCGTTGAAATACATATCGCCATAGCTACCATCTTGCTTTAAACCTATGTGGTCTTGTATATACATCTCAATGGCCGCCGCGTGTGCTTGCTTTATATCCTCACTTGAGTTAGGTATACCACCAACTTCTTTTTCCGTTGTAGATAGTTTATTCCATACTTTATCAGGTCTATTCATACTAAAACCTCTGTAACCACGCCTTCTCAAATAGTACAATAGACGAGGTTTATTGTTCTCTGCGAGTATAGGCATCCCGTAAAATACTAGTGCCATTAGAACGTCTTCAAAGAATATCTCTGCGGTTTGTGGTCTCGCTAGGTATTCTAAAAATATCATATTTGACGGTACTTCTTCCATACTAAACTTAGTTAGTCCGTGTAAAGCACCTTTAGACCCTACACCATCTACAGTTCCTGATATATCGTAGCTATCACAACCAAAAGCACCCATGTGTTCGTTGCCTGGGTATTTAACACCGTTTTTAATAATAACGTTGTTTTGTAACTGCATAGTCGGTGTCCAACTTACTTTAAATCTACCTTTTGGATCTGGATAAAATATAACGTTAGTGTCTTTAACACCATTAATCCACTGAAAATTACCAGTTGTTATTGGCAAAGTTGTAGAAAGATCTTCGTTGTAATCTATTTGTTCGTATATTTTAACTAAGTTAAATATACTATTCTTTGTTTCATCTCTAAACGCGTGTTCAGTAGTTCTTGGAAACTGTCTGTAAAATTCGTTTAAAGCATCTTGATCTCCTTTTAAACCATCGGCTTCGTTTTGCCAACTATCTACAACGCCTATATCTATTAATTCCCCATGTGGATCGAAGACTTCATGATCCGGAGTATCGAAGACTGGGCTTCCGTGCTCATCAATAAATCCTTCGTAGTTCCACTCCATTGGGATAAAAAGAGAATATAAGC